TTTTTGGGGCATTTTGTTTTTGCCCTTATTGTAACACAACTTCGTACCTCAACTCGGAAACCTTTATGGTAAGCAAGTTTTGAAGTGTAAAGAAATGTTCGCAATAAGATAAAAGGCTAGCACATATGTGTTCGCCATGTAGAGGAGTAAAAGTCATGACTATCTTAGTAAAACCAATCATAACTCACGAGCACACAGAAAATTGGTTCCTACCCGAGGGTGGAACCACTGTTCAGGCTTACGTTGATTATGATTACTATTACAAAGCAGCAGTTGCTGACTCTGACTTCTTCTACAGGTTACAAAATAGAATACCTTTGTTAGATCTGCCGTATAAACTTGAAAAACACATCGTTAACATGCCAATAGGCACATATAGACGATATTCAAGTTCATATGGGTGGGGTCCGAAAAATAACGTTAATTATATGTCAATGATGGGGGCCGTTGGTTACCAACGGTCCTCATTTGACGAAAGTGACGTTACTGATTTGGCCATCACAGATTACTACGAGAGTGTGAATAATGCTCGAAGTGGTAACTTAGGTGTAAGTTTAGCGGAATTGAAAGAAACCGTTGGCTTCATCGGATCTACAGCTACACGTATAGCCACTGCCATGCGAGCCTTCAAAAAAGGTCGCTTTAAAGATGGCGCGCGAGCGTTAGGGGTATTTGATGGGCAATCGTTGAAAGGTGTAAAATTTCCTTCGGGAAGGACTTACAACTCGACACGACAGCTCCGCAAACACCTTTATCGTGAGCGTAGGTTTAATGCTTCAAAAAAGTCAAAGGCAGATTTATTTGCCGGCGCTTGGATGGAGTATAAATATGCGTGGACGCCTTTATTTTTGGATGTCTATGATATGGCGAAATCTGCAGCTTTGCTGCAGAGTACACCAACATTTGACATCTATTACAAAGGCATGGCTAAAACAATCCTCACAAACAAGTGGGGCTCAGGAGCGATTGGTGATGGAACGAACGCAGAATCTAATTCTGTTGCTTGTCTCATTACACAAAAACTCATTGTTGATAACGTGCATTTGCGAACCTTAAACACTTTAGGTCTTGTAAATCCGCTCGTTGTAGCCTGGGAGCTTGTACCTTTCTCATTTGTATGGGATTGGTGGCATCCAATAGGGCCTTATCTTCAATCATTATCCGCACATGCGGGGTTGAAATGGGTAGAGGGGACTGTTACTATAACGCATAAAGCGTCTGGTAACGGATCTCTGAAATCCACTAACTGGAGAAACCAGTATTCTGGTATCTACTGGAGTGGGTCTTATGTTCGAATGGAAAGGAAAACTAGGTATCAAATACCTAATCAATCTTTTCCACCATACGACTTAGGTGGTGCTTTGGGAGTTTCCCACACCGTAACAGCCCTAAGTTTATTTCAACTACTTCGTCCTAAATAAGGAAAATATCATGCAAAAAGCTGATATCGTTATCAACGATCTTGATGACACTACGCCAATTACTTACACTCCAACTACTGGAGCAGGTAATCAAGCAATGTACACTGACTTAAACGCCGCAATTGAACCACATTTACGTGAGACAATTGAATTGGTGTTTCGTCCAGCTGTGCCATTACGTGGCGTAAAAGGTAAAACTACTGAAAAGCTAGTCATCCCTTACGAAGTAACATCAACCGATGGTGTAGTAACTGTAAAAGAAGTTACTGGCCAAATGGTATACATGGTCCCTGACGACGCTCCACGCACAGTGCGTGAACAGTTAGTCAATCGAATGAAGAAAGTGCCCCAAGACTCGCAGCTAAGTGCTGTTGTTTTGGATAATGCATTTCCTTACTAGATGTGGACGCTACAGAACTCATAGTGCTCATTTTTGAGTCTATTGTGTATGTATTGGTTGACTTGTTAATTAAATTTGACTCGTTAGCCTTGTTGTTATAAAAGTAAGTTATAAGGAAAAAGAATGAATAATATCTTCACTCTAGCGTCGTTGGTAACCCCTTCGACCAAATTGTGGCAGAAAAAGCTTTTGCTCACGTCGCATTGGGATACAGAAATCGTAGACCAATGGCAATTGTTGTCGCATGCTTGTAAGGACGTTGATTCGTCATTATGCTCGGCAATAATTGTATGTGTTAATAGCCAGGACATTCCTGGGTTGTTAAATTTAACATGTCACCCTTCTGATTATATTGAACCAGAGGCGTATCGTAAAGATGCGTTCCTTTTGGGGTTAATTAAGAAGTTTCCTTGGAGTCATACTAGTATAAACCAGGTAGCCAACACTTACAAAGTGTTTGTCGAAGGCGAAGTGCAATGTAGAAAACGTAATAACGATTATTTTTCAGGCCGGCGTAATGCTGACTTGGAGGTATACGTGTATGAAGCTTCACAGCTGATTGCACGCGTACTTAAAGATAATCCTCTTGACGTTCTCGAAAATGCTCAGCGCATCGAATTTGGCCCTGGATCTAATTTTTCAGTAACTCGAAAAACTACAGCCTATGAAAAACTTACGGCTGAACTAGAAGTGACCAGTACCGCCCTGCCTTACGCTCAAAACATGATGCGTAATTTTCATTCGTGGAATCAGCTTCACGCTGATGCCCAAGGTGTAAAAGATAATATCTTTACATTAGTGAATGGAGGGCGGATAGAGTTCGCCAATAAAACTGCTAAGGTTAAGCGTATTATCGAAGTTGCTCCTTTATGGAACACGATATTACAACGACCTATCGGCAAGTATATTGGAAAAAGACTGACTAAGTTTGATCTTAATTTGAAAACGGCGCAAGCCAAACACAAATTAATGGCTCAAGCGTCATCTATAATAGATGGGTCAGCTACCGTGGATCTAAAGAACGCTTCCGGCACGATTTCCACATCAGTCATAATGGAGTTTTTTCCTTATGAGTGGTTTCGTGTCATGGACGATCTTAGATGTCAAGCTTATCGTATTGAAGGTAAGTGGTATCCCTATGAGCAGTTTTCTGCTATGGGGTGCGGGTTTACATTCGAAATGGAAACGCTGTTGTTCTGGGCGCTCGCGAAAGCGGTTGTCCCTAAACATTTGCACGACCAAGTGAGTGTATATGGTGATGATATTATACTACCAAAAGAATTTGCACCTACATTGATTTCTTTGTTGGACTACTGTGGCTTTTCATGTAACATGGAAAAGTCGTTTATCAGTGGCCCTTTTAGAGAATCGTGTGGAGGTGATTACTTTAGTGGTATAGACGTTCGACCGTTTAATCAAAAAGATGTTGGGACAGTTAGGACATTGGTTCTGTTGCACAATTATTTAGTGCGCGGCAACCATTTCTATAGTCATCCGAAACTTACGAAATTTTTACGTAAGCAGTTATCTTTTACGGCCGAGTGCATATCAGGACCTGCAGATTATGCAGGCGATGGTCACCTTGTCTCTTGGAACTATGAAGGAACTTCCTTCAATGAGATTGTTGTGAAAAAGTGCATCCGATACCCTGCAAGGGGCGAAGATGCTAACTACGTTCACGCTTTATATCAGCAGCAATTTGCACATGCAATGCTGTTTAGTGATACTCTCATATGTTCCATGACGACGCGGTCTGTTTGTTCACAATTACGTGGCACTAAAGTATCGGTTAAAGATGGTGTTAAAACCTTCATACCAATGCCATATGTCGCTAGAGGGAAACGTCAATATAAAAAACTGACTGTACTTTCTAGTGGCATGCTACGTAAACATTTTGTGCAATACGATCGCAATGTCAATGGTCCTTTTGATATGCCGAAGTCTCATAACGAGATTGACGATATCCATAAAAGGCACCAAGTCGAGTTCGATGGTACGTTTTGCGTTAAAACCGCAGAAGACTTACCTGAAGAACGTGGCGAACAGAGATACCAATTAAAAAAGAGAACTTTATTAATAGGCACAAATACAGAACTTTGTTCTGTTGCACACTACTTACGGTAACTTACCGTAATATTCAG